CCTAATAAAAGACTGGGACTTTCAAACAAAAACAAAGTAATATTATGATTAACAAAATCTTTACAAATATAGTAATTTAATTAAGTTTACCAAACTCTTTGATTAAAATATCATACTTTAATTTTTTAGCAATTAGTTCGCATTTTGCAAACTTATAGTTTCTAGTTTCATTTGCTTTCTCTTCTATCTGGTCTGTATATTCTATTCCGTATCTCTGAATAAGTCCTAATCTGTAATTTAATTCGTTGCCACCTAAAAACCTATTACACTTTCTGCATTGTTTATGACAGTTATTCTCATCAAATATAACTCCAGAGTATATTTCTGCTTTCTTATAGTGACCGCCATCCCATAATTCTGTGTTTTCTATTCCACAACTTACGCAAGGTTGTTTATTGTCTCGCATTCTAACCCACTTTTGAAAGGACTTTTTAGCTTCTGCCTCATATTGGCCTAGAGTTTTGAGTTTGTCTCTTAAAATGGCTTTCTCTGCCTTCCATTCTCTTTGGTCTTTTAGTTGTTTAAGTTTCTTTGAATGCTCTATTGCACATTTATATCCACATACCGATTGTGCAAACTGTACTGGAGTGAATTTATTTTGACAAACTTTACATTTTTTATCTTTCATTTTCCAGTATACAGTTATTTTTAGATAATATTTTCCATTATATCTCGTCCCAAATTTAGATTATTATAGAGACCAAAAAATTAACCCTTTATACTTTCTCCAAAGGATGTATATTGGTATTAATAACAAAAACCAAAGTAACCACCAATAAGATTGCTTTCTTTCTATTTGTTTTGTTTCAACTACTTTGTTTGTTTTAACCGTCTTTATATCGCTTTTTTGTACGTTCTGTTGGACTTTTACATCTTTTACTATACTTATATTATTTTTCTTTTTTGACCTCTTAATTTTAGCGTTTATGTACGTTACTCCATTCACAACCATAGGTATTGTGTCAGATACTGGACATATCTCTATTTCATCACTTGTTGAAGTATCAATTATTTTAGTGTTGTCAGTTACCCTCGTTTCAATTTCAAGAGTAGATTTTTCGGTTTTTTGCTCTTGTTCTTGAGTTTTAGACTTTGCTACCTTTCTAGAGCCACACGAAGTCATAAATAATAAAACTATAAAACTAAATACAATAGTTAGTATAAAATTATTCCTGTTGTTGTTTTCTGTTGTTTTCATTTTTTTAAATTTATTATTTTAAAATACACACTATTTACGCTTTCTTTATTTACTCCTCTTTTATAGTAAAAATTCATAACTCTTTTAATTCTTTGGTAGTTTGAATAACTCATAATTTACATTTATTGGTAGAATATATTGTACATTTTATACACTTTTTAGTATTTTTGTATAATATAATATACACTTATAAGTTGATTTGTATTTTTATTGTTTCACATCCCATTTTATGTACACCATCAGTTTTATGGCATTTAGTGCAGTACGTATCATTTACGCACTTTGGATACTTACAGTAATCTAAATTACAAATCTCTCCGTCTCTTTTTACTCCGTTTAATTTACACTTGGTAGATTCCTTTCCATTAGGCCAAAACATATCGCAGTTGTCTGCATCGTCTTCTCTACTAAATCCTCCATAACTTTGATAAACTAAACTTGCTGGAGCAGTAAACCTATGGCAGTAGTCTTTTGACGGACAAAGACTATCTTTGCATTTTGCTATATCACTCATCTTCTTCTGTTTTTAAATATTCTTTTATAGTTTCAATATCCCACCCATAACTCATTAACATACCTTGAAGTGCTTTTGTAATTTGCTCCATACTTACATCTACATTAGTGAATTCAGTTGTATAAGTTTCATATTTAGTTTCTATTTTAATTATCATACTATTTATATATTAATTAATACTACTTTGAAGATTATAGCTGGTGAGTAAACAGAGGAAGCCTAATAGAATAAGTACGTTAGTCTTAATCCAGATATTAATATTTTTCATTTAATACCTTCTCTCTCTGTTTTAATTCTACTTCGTTAGACCGTCGCAGTTTCGTATACAGTTGCACCATTAGAAGCCCATTTTAGTGCTTTAAACATAAGTCAAATTGTTGTAATCTTCCCCTTAATTCCTTATGTCGATTTGTTTAGGTAACAAAAAACCCTTAATCAAAGAGGCTAGACATTCTTTGTTAAGGGCTTATTTCGAATTCTCAAAATGGCATCCTACTTTTATCAATAGGTGTCTAGCCAAATCGATGCACCAAATATAAAAACTTATTTCGAATAACAATAATAAAGTTATTTAATATAAATGTTTATAACTCCATTGGTATTACTATCGGTAACGTTCCCTTATTTAAAAGCACTCCACAACCTATTGCTGGTTTCTTAAAATGCTTTCCATAGGCCATAGCATAACTCTTATTGTCTATTCCACATCCCACTTGCATTCCAAATATTCTAAAATTCTTACCTACTATAAAATCTATATATAACTCTGAATGTAAATGGCCTTGTATCTGGCTCTGCAATTCTTTTTTCATTTTAGCTCTTGCAGTTCCTCCCTCTCCGTGATTAATATTTACATCAAACAAATCTAGGCTCTCTACAAAATCCCAATTAGGGACTTTTAAAACTTCTTTGTACTCTTTAATCCATCTTTTAGAAACTCCTCCAGTGAATGCTTTACGGTATACTAGTCTGTCGTGATTACCAATTATAACACTTGCTTTAGGAAATACCTTATAGTACTTTTGTAGTTCGTTAATTGCTACGTCTAATTCATCTCCGGCTGACATTCCATCTGGGTCACTTTCGTGATAACTTGAATAATGATTATCTATTACGTCTCCGATAAATACAACTGTCCCACATTTAAACTTTTTTTGTTGCTCTAGGCAAAATTCTAAATAATTAGGCAAATTAAATGGAGCGTGTAAATCTCCAATTATTAAAATGTTATTTGGATTACCAAAAATATAAGGCTCTAATTTATCTAAATCCTTATTTCTAAATTTACCAATATGCTTGCGTAAAGTTTCTAATTCTTTCAAATCTGCATCAGGAATTAACTCTTTTGCTATCTCAGTATTGTTAAGATTAGAGTCTAATAATTCTAAAATACTACTATTCAAATACTGGTATTTAGACATAATTTATATTTAGTTATTTTATGTAAAACTACACAAAAAAAAAGCTAAAATCGATTTTAAGGCTATTTTTATCAACAATTTTTTAATAAACGTATTAGTACATTACTTTTTATTTATCTTTAAACTAGCTAAAAATCCCTTATTTTATAGGGTTTTACAGAGTGATAAAATTCTTACAAAATTTATTGCTTAAATGTACTCCAAATGAAATTAACACTGAAAAAAAATAGCAATACTTGGATAGTATGCTCTGTTTCATCTTCGTCAAATAACTCATCGTGATACAATGCTCCAAACATTAAACCTTTGATAGGAGCAAAAATAATATCGCAGTTTACAAAATTTATAATAAAGAAAAATAAAAACAAAAGTAAAAATAATATTATCATAATTAATCAATTTAAGGCATTTTAAAGGACTATAATTTAAAAAGTATATAAGTATATCAAAAATGTATTTTAGTTGCTTAAAAGTTCTCGTAATGAGTTTTTCCGTTAAGTTTAACTGCTTTTAATATTTTCTTTCTATTTTTTACAGAACTATATGAAACGTGAATCCACGATGGATTTTTGTCAGTTCCAAACTCCCAGATTAATTGGTCAAACTCTAAATTCTTTTTTATGTAGTCAAATAAATCTTTATTGCTTGGTTTACCATTGTCGCCCATATCAATATCGATAGCTTCGCCTCTACAATGTTGGCTAGTTATACTACCTTTAATGGCTTGGTTAAGGTTTAAAATTCTATAACCAGACGAGATGTGAATAGGCACTCCAAAATGTTCACGCATTGGCTCAAATACTTTTTCAGCCAAAACTTTTAGGTTTGCAACTTGTGCTGGAGTAGGTACATTAACAATACCTAATTTGATTGCAGTTGCAGAATAGCATAACTCTTCTAGAGTTAAATGTTTACTTATTTGTGTCATCTTTTTTATTTATTAATTTAAAGGTTTGTATTATAGTATATAAAATTGAAACAGTCAAAAGAACTATTTTTAAAGTTTGTTCTATATTACTGAATGATATAATCATTGAGGTAGTGTTTAAGGCATATATTTTAAAGGATTGCGGTATCATTATTCTGTTATGTTTTTAGTTTTGCAACTATATCTGTAAATCCTTGAATGCTTATATAAGCGGTTGCAATTATAACCCAATCCCTTGAAGTTATGTTAGCTAAAAATAAACCAATAGAAGCCACTAAAAAAACTAATAGTTTTCGGCTTATCCATTTGTTTAATAACCTATCTAAAGTTTCTTTACTCATAACTTATATTGTATATGCGGCTATTTGACCGCCTGTTGTAGCTACCGTTGAAGCATTTTGTAATCTATCCCCAATACTATTAGCAGTGAAACCACTTGCAATTAAATAGTTCCAAAAATCCGCAGGTGTCATTAATAAAGTTCCTGTTGTATTATCTGTTAAAACTCCACTTAATACATTTGCAGAACTTGGTACTCTTAATGTTCCAGTTAATTCACTTGAAGCACCATAAGTAGTTCCAAATCTTACATTTGTTGTTGCTGGGTTTCCTAAAGCTACACCAGCAGCATAAAGTATTCTATTACCACCTGTTGAAATTTGATATAACCAACTTGATGTATTTGTGTCTATTGTTACTCTTGGCGCTACAATAGCCATTATATTAGAAGTATTAACTACGTTTCCACTAACCTTTACAAAAGTTCCAGAAGCATATCCAGTTGTCAAAGCAAAAGAAGAATAAATAGCTGGTGCTGAACTTCCAGCAGTAGTTATTCCAGTTACTGAAATAGTTGAAGCAGTTGTAGTATTTCCTATTGCTGGTTGCGCACTTCCTACAACATTCCCTATTATATTTATAGTAGCAGACGATGTAATGAAAATAACTGGCGTTACTCCTCCAGTTACATTACCAGTTATATTTAAAGTACAAGCAGCAGTTAAATTTATCGGACATACATTATTAAATCCATTTACAGTTGCATTAGTTGTAACATTGCCAGTTACATTTATAGTTGAAATAGAATCAACTCTTAAAACATTTGCAGCATTACTTGCCGCAGTATTACTACTACTTAAATCTCCAACAATATTTAAAATTCCATTTGCTGTAACATAAATTACTTGAGTTATAGCACTGCCAGTATTTATATTATAATTACCATTTAAATTTAATGTTCCAGTTCCCGATAATTTAATTGCATTATAATTGTTAGTACTTGTCATTGTCAATACACTACCGTTAAAAGTAGCAGTATTACCACTTGCTAAAGTCATTTCTAAAGTAGGAGTAGTTGAGCCTACAACAATAGCGGGTGAAGCAGTACAAGTTAAATTACCACCATTTGCATAAATAAATTGTCCGCCGGCTGCAATAATAGGAGCTGCTGCATTTAATGTATTTCTAATTGATAATACTGTAAAAGTTCCATTTATAGTTACTGTAAAACCATTTGAAAATACATCGTCTGCTGCGGTTGGTAATGTACCACCATCCCAAGTAGCAGTATTACTCCAGTTACCAGTTGCTACTGCATATCTAAAAGCCATAATTAAATATTTTTATCGTTAATAAATGTCTGCAAAGCACCCATAATTGTAGCTGCTGCATTTATAGCATCTGTATCTCCGCTATCAAAAACATCCATATAAGTTATAGGAATAGAATTATCTGGCAAACTTACTGAACTGCCATCCTCTAATAATCTATAAGGTGTTAATCTCATAGCTACACTTGCACCTATATCAGTTGGCTTAACTAATGGCGATATTGCTAAATTTACTAAAAAGTATGGATAAACAATTCCATCTACTTCAATTGGGTTTGTACTTGTAATTGGCATAATTTCTATTTATATATATGTTGCTGATTCTCTATTTGTCCAAGCTACGTTAGTAGCAGTTGCTATTGTAATTGAGCCACTTGCAGTTATTGTTAATCTTTTTATAGTCCATACTGCTGTAGCTTCTGCACTTCCGTTTGGAGCAGTTCCACAATAGTTAATGTTATTGTTTGCTGAATTATTTGCGTTTCTCCTTTCAGAAACTATTTGATTTAAAGTTTTATTTTTCCAAAGTAATGTCGAACTTTCATAAACTAATAATTGATTATTAGCTGCACTTGTAATATATACGTTATGCAATTCGTCTAACTCATAACCGTTATCTACTTTAACAAATATAGTTCCTTGTGTTGCGTGTGAATGAATAACATAACCAATTACTATTAAATGATTTGCTCCAGTTGGTTTAACTTTTGTTACATTTCCAGCAGTTGTTGGACTTAAATATAATACATCTCCATCTGCCCAAGTTTCTCCTTGTAAACTTCCAGTTGTATTAATGTTTCTAACCAATCCGCTAGTAGTTACAAATCCCTCTTGATTGTTGTTTATAGTTTCTGTTACTAAACCAATAGTCTCAGCACTTAATGCATCTGTTGTTGCTTGTGCTAAATCTACTTTTAGTCTTTGACCTTGTGCTCCAGTAACTCTGACCGCTTGATAGTTAGCCTCTAATAAATTTATATTTGTCGCAGTTTTATTTACTACTCTTACTACTTGTTCTTGCCCGATTTGTAAAGTTACATTCCCGCCTTTTAGTTTTAAGTCTAAAGTACCATCCGTATCGTTATAATACATAGACCCAGCAGCGGTCGGTATATTAGTTGGTGTATTGTCAAATTCTAAATTGCCGGTTAGTAATCCAAACTCTCCTAAATTAACATCTTGTGTAGCTCCTGTGTAAGGAACTAAAGTAGATACATCTGGAATAGCTGGTTTGTTTAATATTTGAGCATCGCCAGTAGTAGCATTCCAATCTGCATTTACGTTTACTTCTGCTCCAGCAGCTATTCCGGCAAGTTTGTTTTTTTCAGTTAATGAATATTGTTTAAAAGTACTTCCATCTAATACAGTATCTTGTGTTAAAACTACATCTCCTACTAAAGTATTAACAGAGGTAACCGCACCTCCACCTCCTGTAATTGTGTTTACATTTATAGTAGTTAAGTTAGGTTGTATAGTTAATGCAACCGTTTCAATTACTGGACTAATATTTATGTCTATTGTATCTGGCATCTTATCTAGTTATATCACATTCGATTAAAAATTCTCCACTTAACCAAGTCTTTACAGTTGTATCTGCAAATACTATTTCTAAATCATATAAGTAATTTCCAGATGCTATGTTTATGATTTGTTTGTTTATCTTAAATAAGCCTCCAGCAGCGTTAGTAATTGTAATTCCAGCACTAGCCACAGATGTTAAAGATAATGCAATTAAACTACCGCATTCGCTTCTCAACTGCATTCTAATTGTTGCACCTGTAAGGTTTATAACTACATTATTTTTAAGCAAAGCAAAATTAACCGCCTCGAATGTATCTCCTTTAATATGTGTAAAATTATAACTCATTTCTTATTGATTTGTTTGCTTAAGTATTGCTTTACTTTCTGTAAATTTTCTTTCTTTATCTTATATGCGATAAACTTTTTTTTTGTCTCTTTCATAGTAGCCAGTTGCAAGGATTAGCTTTTTGGTCTGGGTACATATCGCTATCTTTATTGGTCCAGTATTCTGGAAATTTAGCGGCTGCATTTACACCCATATAATCTATAAACCTAGTAGCGTAAAAGTCTGCAAATGTTCTATGCTTTTGGACTAATATATCTAACTCCTCTTTGCTTGGTGTTTCAGAGTTTTCACTACGATGTTTAAATACTCCTCCATTACGTATTTGGTAGTTTGCAAAAGGCAAATAGTCAACCATAGCAAAATGAATAAGCATAGGTTGAACGTAATCCTTTACCAAGTTTAAATAATCTCCACTTAATGTAGAGGCATTTATTTTAGTAGTAATAGCATCGTATAATTTTGTACCTATATAATTCTGTACGTGCATTTGTTGTGCAATTTTAATAAACTGCATAAACAAGTCAGCATCTACATTTCCATTAAGGATAGTATTTGCTTTTAAGTCTGTTTGTGTTATGAATAAAGTTGTAGCCATATATTATTTCATATCGTGTGGAGCGATATATGCTCTTTGGTCGTTTACTTTAGGTATAAATCCATTTTCTGCAATAGATTTTGTCGGACTAACTATTTCTGCATTTGGACTATATACGTCTACTTTTGTACTTCTGTCTTTACTCGCGTAAGTTTCTCTAATCCAGTAATGGCGGCAAGTTCCGTTAGGAAATTCCTCAGAAAGTAAGCCTCCTCCCTTCCAAAGAAACACATCATAAGGCTCATTTGGATTAGGACTCATTCCAAAGCCTGGATTTACTGTCATAGTACTCATTCTATTTATATCCTCTTTACGATATATCTTATTTGCAGACATCATTTCTTTGCAAAACTTTCTTTCTGGACTAGGATTGCCTCCATATCTATAACGAACTTTGTAAATAGGACTATCTTCCTCACTCTTTGCGTTTCCATAAGCACTTCCAGTACTTAAATGTACGCTTAATTGACTGTCTAATTTATCCTCTTGCTCATAATCTACTGCTCTTGAGTCAATAAGTTCATATTTATCTAGGTCTATTTCCTCTCCAAACTCTGATAAATCTACACTAGATAATGTTTCTAGTGGTGCTACTTGTTGTATTGATGATTTTAAGCCTACTAGAGACCTAATTTCGTCTGCGGTCATACTTTCTAGTACCTTGTTTGCTACCAATGGACTCAGTGAGTTTATACCGTCTATAATAGTGTTTGATTTCTCAGTAATAGTTAAGTCATTTACTGCGTCTAAAGGTTGTAATGTTTTGAAAAATAACTCTAAAGTAATACTATTATAAGCTAGTATATTATTGAACTCTTTTATAAGTAAGTTTTGGAATGGTTTTATAACTGTGTTTTGCATTAAGATTGTAGCGGTCTGTAATTCGTCTGCATTGTTACCAAAACCAGTATTGTCTTTAATACCTAATAACAAAGGACTTATAACTCTATGCGAAACCATTATTTTACGCATACTTTCGTCAGCAATAAATTGATATTGATTGTGAGCATCGCTTAACTGAACTGTAGTTACAGTTGCAGCAGTATTTACATCGTCATTAAAAGCTAAAA